GTGTGCCACAAGCATTTCACCTGGTATGGGCAATCACAGACATCAGTGGATTGCACCTAAGAAGAAAGAAAAAGGCAATAATGAAGGCAAGAAGATTCTTATGGAATTGTTTCCTGCAATGAAAGCGGATGAGATCAATTTACTAAGTAAACTTATGACAAACAAAGAACTAAAGGAACACATGCGTGACAGTGGAGTCGCAGACAAAAAGTGAAACATATGTTTGCAAGTATTGTGAACGTGAGTTTAGAAAAGAAAGCACACTAGCAGTACATCTCTGTGAGCAGAAACGCAGATACCAAGAAGAAAAGGAAGTTGGTGTACAAATTGGTTTACAAAGTTATCTAACATTCTATACAATGACTCAAGGCAGTGCTAAACTAAAAACATTTGCAGAGTTTTCAACATCTCCATATTATAAAGCATTTGTAAAATTTGGTAGACATTGTGTGGCAATTAATGCGATCAATGTACCAAAGTTTGTTGAGTATGTTGTAAAACAAAATAAGAAATTAGATCATTGGTGCAAGGAAAGCATGTATGATGAGTACTTGCAACACTATATAAGAAGAGAAGCACTAACAGATGCACTACAACGTGGTATTGAGTATAGTATAAAGTGGAGTGAAAAAACTGGTAATCCAGCACAAGACTTTTTACGTTACGGTAATGACAATGCAGTAGCATTTGCAATAAGCACAGGACGTATATCACCTTGGTTGGTATTCAACTGTGAATCAGGTCAATCATATCTAGCACAGATGAATGCAGACCAAACAAAAATAGTATGGCCGTGGATTGATCCAGACTTTTGGCAAAAGAAGTTTAGAGACTATCCAGCAGACCAGGCATACTGTGAAGAAATACTTAAACAAGCAGGATGGTAAGGAGAACAAAATGGGATTAACAAGACCAAAAATACAACAGATGGAAAAGAAGCCTAAACTAAAAGACAATGACTTTATACTTGGCATGATAAAAAGTGCTATACGTATTGGAGCATGTTATATGTTGTATACAGGAAATATAGAAATGGCCGCAGTAACTTTTGCTATTGGTGAATTTACTGGTATAGGAAACAGACTTATTTAATGAGTGCTGATGTAGATATAGACTTTGCTGACAGGCAAAGTGTAATTGATTTGATCAAGTGTACTCCTGCAAGACAAAATGCAGAAGGACGCAGACACAATTCAGGTGTCTACGTCACTCCGATACCACGTGATGCCTCTAACGGTTGTGCCAGTATTGATTATGAAACTGCCGAAACAAGAGGATATTTCAAACTGGACTTGCTTAATCAAAGTGTGTACACACTGATTAGAGATCAACAACACTATGATGAAATGTTAGCAAAAGAAACAGACTGGACGCTTTTACAAGATAGAGTATTTTGTGAACAGATAGTACACATAGGCAACTATCACAATCTAATAGTTGCAATGCAACCCGATAGTGTGCAACGTATGGCAGCTTTTATCAGTATAATACGTCCAGGTAAAGCACACCTACAACGCAAGACGTGGACGGATGTGTTTGCAACTGTGTGGGATGGTGATGATAGTGCTGGTTTTGTGTTTAAGAAATCACACGCAATAAGTTATGCACGTTTGGTTGCACTGCACATCAATCTACTCTGCGAACAAGTGTAATACTGCGTCGTTTAATCTTTTTACGGCTAAGTTCTGCTAAACTTGTGCTAGGACCAAGAAGTATTTGTAAATCTTTGTTTATAAAAGTTTTTAAGTATGGTCGAAACTGTTCCCAGTCTTGTTTGAGAAATATGTTAATAGGTATACTGCGGTTTGATTCCCACCACCATTGATTTGCTAATTCTAAAAAATTACGTTTTGTTACATCTTGAACTATACCCCCAAAGTCGTATATGGTAGTGATTTGGTCGTCTCTATTTTGAATCACACCAACATATTCATTACCTGCATAAGTGCAAAATGTAATGAACGGGTATCGTTCTGCAATCTTTTCGAATAGCTCTACGCCCATAAATACCTAGTAATTGGAGTTAATTAATGTATTCTACACCCGTCTATTTATATCAGCAAAAGCAACAGGTGCTATTACCTGCCACTGACGGATCGTTTTTTAAAAGGAGATGGCAACCAGTGTATGCTAAAAAATTAAAAGTCAACCGAGGAGTTGATAACGTAATACTGTTTGAGTTTATAAACCAAGATCAAAAACCTGTTAACATCACAGGCAGTACTATTACTTACCGTATGATGAGTACAGATGGTGACGAGTTGCTAATAGCCAAAGATTTAGAAACGCTCAGTGCCTCCCACGGCAGAGCAAAAGTAACACTCACAAGCGAAGAACTTGATTTAATTGAACAACAGACTGCCACTTTCAGTTTAGAACGTGCTAGTGGAAACTTGTACGAAGCAGTATACACAGATGCTTACAGTGCTGGCAGGGGACAAGTTGAAATTGTTGATAGTGTGTACCCTGACTATTTAGAAAGCAAAATACTTGAGATACCAAAGCCTGATGATTATGGTATAATGAAAGATGAAGGCAATAGAAGACACACCAGTATGGCATATACTGCTAACAATACACTTACTACGTTTCAATTGGATTTTGATAACTTTACCGGCAACGTAAAAGCACAAGGAAGTGAAAATCAAATTGGTCCAGAGTGGTATGACATAGGTACTCAAACTGTATACAACAATCAAACAAAAAGAGCTTTTATCAACGTTGACGGCAGACACAATTGGATACGTTTTGAAATAAACCAATACGGAATTGCAGCCACAGGTTCTGCAACTGTTGTAAATGGAGTGGTAACGCAGATTAGTACCACAGGCGGATCAGAATATATTGGTCCCGGAACCCCTAATGTTGAAATTACAGGATTAGGTACAGGAGCAACTGCAACCGCAACCTTAAGCGGAAGTGTAGTTTCTGCAATCACTGTTACCAATGGCGGACAAGGTTATGAGTCTACGCCTACTGTTGAAGTAAACAACGGAACTATTACAGAAATTACCTACAGATAACCAAAACACTTGCAAAAATCTAGTTCTTATGTTATTATTACATAATGATTGATCTACTAAGTTACATTCCGCAAAAGCGAAAACAAACTAGTTCTGGCTGGGTTAGTTTTAATGCACCCTGTTGTGTACACAAAGGAGAATCACAGGACAAACGTTCACGTGGTGGTATAAAACAAGCAGAAGATGATTGGAGTTACCACTGCTTCAACTGTGGTTTTACTGCAAGTTTTACAGCAGGACGTAGTGTTGGTTATAAAGCACGTAAGTTATTAGAATGGATTGGTGTAGATCCAACTGACATTGAAAGACTCAACTTAGAAAGTTTAAAACGTAAAAGTTTATTAGATCTAACTGCAGAACGTAATACAATAAAACAAAAACAATTAGACTTTGAAGAAACAGAAATACCCGCTGGTGTTGAACGTATAGATAAAAATAACAAACTACATTTTCACTATGTTGAATACTTAAAAAAACGTGGAATAGTATTTGGCTATCCGTTTTTAGTAGATAAGAAACGTGGACCAAGAGATAGGATTGTTGTTCCTTACACATATAAACACAGGATAGTAGGACACACAAGTCGTTATCTAGACAATCGCACACCAAAGTTTATTAACAGTCAGCAACCTGGTTATGTGTTTGGCTATGATTTACAAAAGCCCAACTGGACCAGTGCAATAGTTGTTGAGGGTATATTTGATGCACTAAGTATATCAGGATTAGCATGTATGCATGAAACAATAAGCAAGGATCAAGCACAGTTGCTAAAGCAGTTGCAACGTAGAATTATAGTAGTACCTGATCAAGACAGAGCAGGATTAAGTATTATTGATGCCGCAGTAGAACACAAGTTTGAAGTTAGTATACCTGAGTGGCCAGAAGATGTTAAAGATGTAAACGATGCAGTGGTACGTTTTGGTGTAGCACAAACACTACAACAGATACATCAGAATGCAGAACGCAGTAAGATTAAGATTGAGATGTTTAAGAAACGTCTACAAAGGAAAATAAATGACTGATTATAACTATGATGTACAAAAACTATTCTTAGAAATGATGATGCAAGATGCACAAACATTTCTAAGAGTGCAGAACATTTA